AGCAATACCTTTTTGTTGTTCTCTATCTAACGCTGCTTGAGTTGTATCAATAACTTCTCTTTGATACGGAGACATGTAATCTTGATATGCATCTGGTCCTGCTTGTAAACTTCCTGCAGCTGTTTGTGCTTGTGTTTCCAAAGCAGACATTGGAGCAACAAATTGTCTACCTGTAAATTGACTTGTATCTATTTTATCTTTTAATAATCTTAGACCTTCATTTGTAATGCCAAGACCGGCTGCTTCTACAAATGGTTCTCGTAGCTGTCGTGTAACTGTTTCTGCCATTATTTTTTATCCTTTTTCTTTTTACTTCGTTTAACTTTTCCGTAAACTGCAGCTCCACCTATTGCACCAACAGTTCCCACTCCAACTTTTTTAATTGTTTTTATCTGTTTATCTAATTTAATAGTATCAGGATTTGTTGCTTTTGGTGCTTTGTATGCTGCTTCTGGTTTTATTTTTTTTAAAATAGCTCCCATGCCTTTTGTAATTAATCCCATTATACCATCGCCTCTAGTTTATCCATTGTTTGATACATTCTTTTTGCACCTTCATTTACATCACCATTACCTGCACCACGTACAGCGTCAGCGGTCATAACAAATTCATTCTTAGAAAGTCTAGCAGGAACATCGTCTGCTTTTTCTTTCTTACCTATAGGTACAAATCCTCCACCTCTTAAATCCATTTCATTACCACCAAGATTCATCATACCACCTTGAGCCATTCTTAATGGTCTGATTGGCATTGGTTTTTGTTCTGGTCTTAAACTCATTAATCCTTTTTGTCCTTGTTCTAAAAAATAACCTATGTCATCTTCGTCTTCTTCTTCTTTATCTTTTCTTCTTTCCTTTGTTAAATCAGTTGCCATATCTAAAATATCTTCCATGGTGTAAGTTGGGCCACCACTTTTATATCCAAATCTATTTAACATATCATCTACATAATTTTCATCATATCCAACACCTAAATAAATATCTCTAATTTTAGCTCTTCTCTCTTTTGCATCTGTTATACCTTGCTCTGCTAATTTTCTATTGTACTCATCAAGTGCATCTTGATTTATTTCTGCAAGTTGACTAGCAGTATCTATACCTGCTTGTGTAGCCATTGTAGTAAGAGGTTTTGCTGCTAAAGTTTCTGAGCCTTTTCTTGCAACACTTCTTAAACCACCCATTATACCTTTTGTGTCAGGGCCAGTTGGACCTGCAAATTCTCCTAACGCATCTGGTGTTGCTGCAAGTGCAGCTGTAATACCTATGTCTTTTAAATCTGCTTCATCATCTGTAGCAAATCTTGTGCCACCAGCTATTAAAGCTTTTTGTAAAGCAGCACTTTTTAGACTACCTAAACCAACAGCTCCTGGAGGTAAGAAAGCTGCAGCTATATAAGGTGCAAAAGGTCTTATCTCTTTTGGTATAAGTTTTTTAACTGTTTTACGTGCTTTTCTAAATATCTTTTTAAATGGCATATTTTAATCCTGTTTTGATGATAGCAAGTGGCTAGCTTGTGGTGAGCCTAATCTATCTAATTTACTTGTTTTTCTTGCAATCGTCAATATACTATTCCTCATCTTTATCACTAGCAGTGCCTATCATGGGCATTTTTGCTACTTTAATTTTAACGGATCTAGTAACATCATCAGCTACTGTATCTGTATCTGGATTATTAATATCGTTCTGTGCTTCTTCATCAGAGGCATATTCTTGATTAGTTTTCTTGTTTCTAACCACTACTTCTGCCTCACATTTGACAACTGGCACCTCTTTGCCATCTATCATAACGTACTCTATACCACCTTTTTCTATAAACATTTTAACTCCTATTGATTTCTAGCATGGATACCACAATATGCAACCTATTTGCTGTAGCTGCGGTAGCCTTTAATATTTCACTTTCTTGCAATATCAAGGGCTGTGATAACAACTCTAATGTTTCGTTTGCTGATATCGCTTTTGTTTTAAATAAACTAAATACAGCTCCTGCTGCATCTGTAATTGTAAGGGTTATACTATCCGCGTTCCCCGAGTCTTCACTAACTATAATAGATTTAAGTATAAGTCTAGATGTAGATGGAGCGGTAACCACTGTTGTTGCCGTGTTTGCTGTTAGATCTACCTTTGCGTTTTGATATATGTTAGCCATTAATTCATTAAGAAAGCAAATCTTTCTTGCTCCTGTTTTACTTCATCTAAAAATGTAGAATTCAACTGTTCTGTAATTGTAGTCAAAGCTCTGTTAATTTGTTTCTGATTAGAAAAATCATATTCTACTTTTGGTTCTGGTAATTTTATATTTATCTTTGCCATTATATAAAGGTATCCGCACCCATGTCATCTCTAGTACCACCACCACCATAAGTTTGTGTATCAGCAAAAGACTGTGCACTATCAGATCTAGTACTACCTCGAAAGCCCATTCTTTTTGCTCTTGCTCTTGCGTTTTTTAATGCTCTTTCTGCTAATTCTTTTTCTATTTGATCTCTTGCTATTTTTTCAGCAATTTTTTGCGCTGCTATATCTTTACCCATTTTTTTCATAACAGCAGCTCCACCCTTACCAGCAAAAATACCTTTTGCTCCACTAATGATAGTTCCTAATGGTACCAATGATGTTTGACCTGCTATATCTTTCATCTGTTTATCTCTAAGATCTTCAAAATTAGGACCAGCCTCATTAAAAAAATCGTCAAGAGCTTTATCTCTATTTTCTTTACTACCAGGCATGCCTGATTTTATTTCATATCCACCAGTTGGACGATTAACACCGCCAGCCATTAAACCTTCTATACCTAAGAGTTGATTAACAGCATCAACCGGTCCACCTAATGCTAAAAGTTGTCTTGCTATTTGTGTTCTTGTTATCGCCATTATCTTCTACCGTCCGGTCTTATATCTAAGTTAATTGTTCCAAAACGCCACGACTCACTAGTCGCATCATTTTCTATTTTTATATTTGCATATCGTCCTCTAGCTCTTGTATCAAATTTAAGACTACTAGATGTTACTGTAAAAGGACTTAATGATGTATCTGTACTAGATTGTGCAGGAAATCTTTTTACAGCTAAAGTAATTTTAGCATTACCGTTTAATGTTTTAAAGTCTGGTATAAATCTTCGCATAGATAAAAAGAACTCTCCATCAGTTCCTTCTGGTTTTATATCAAAATCAAACGAATTAATAAATGATGTTATTGTTGTTGTGCTACCATCAGCATTGGCTTGATCTCTACCTACTTCATGCTCAAACAAAGTTGTTTGTCCTAGTCCTGTTTGACCTACAATAGCAGGAAAAGCACCTGTGCCACCTGATACAAACTTAGTAGCTATTGGAGCTGGATATACAGATGCATCAATCCAAGTTGTTCTTGCTTCTGTTCCTGTGTACCAAATAGGAGCTTTTGTTAATGCTGTTTCACCAAAATTAAATACAACATACTTGTCGTTAAAGTCTGAGTTTGATGATGGGTAATACCAAGTCACTTCTGTAAATAAATTGTTAAGTCCTGCTGCAACTTGTTGACCTTTGTTTCTATTTATATTTTCAAATACATGATCTTCTACAGTACAAGGTAATGTTTTAACTGTACCATCAAAGGCAAAGAAACCATTTGGACTCATCCAGTATGCAATACCATCTACCTCAACTGCAGCATTCTTACCTATCAATCCGCAGTTTGTACCTACTTGTTCAAAACCAAAAGTAAAAGGAGCACCTACAAACTTCATAGTATACAATGCATTGTCTGTCCATATTAGAATAGTTTCTTTTGCTTTTAGTGCACCTATAATTTTTGTACCATCTTGTAATCTTTGTGATCCTGCTGTGTTAGTTGCAGATGTACCATATGAGTTTATGTTCTCTGCATCAGAAAATCTAATAAACATATTATCTCTTGTTGAACTTGTACCTATTGTTGTTTCCGTACCAAGATGAATTAAGTGTCTTGTTGTAGGTGATACTAAAGTTAATCTTGTAGATGTAGGATTTGCACTTGTAGAAAAGTTTGATGTAGTTGTAGAAG